ACCTGACAAATAAACATCGGACAACCAAGCGTAGGTGCTAATTGTCACACCCGCACCAGCCACACTATTCGCGTTCTGAAGTATGGTAAAAGAATCAAAATTCAATGTGCCCATACCTTGAGTATCAGCAGCTGAAGTTAAAGCCAACCAATCTTTATGATAGAAGAAAGGTAGCTCCATTTCACCTGCAGAACATGTTTGGGGATAAATCATGATATGTGGTCTCTGACTACACGGCACCAATCTATCCGGATAATTACTCCTCGCGAACGAAGATATAGTATCAGGTGTCAGTGTTGTATTTGGAATATAACTCATCATAGAAGCACCATAATAGAACGGTGATGCATTGATTAGTACCTTCACATGCAATTTACACCTAATGAAAGCATAATTATCCAATTTCTTCTTAACAGCTGTGTTATTCAAATACAAATACCACGGTTGCAATGAGAAATTAGATTGTGAACCTTCATCCCAAATTGTGGAATCGATACGTAGAGGTCGAGATAAAAATTCACTAAGATCTAATGATGGTTGATAAGCTATTAATGCATTACTCTCATCATATGTTTCATAATGAATCTTCTCTCCAGGACTCTCATCTACGAAACCCACTAGCACCTCATCTGAGCTAGTAGCTTCTAGTTTAGCACCTGGAATACTACCAGACTCTTCACCAGCTTGGAATTCTAGGACTCTGCAAATACTGCACGCCGTCTCCGATTCCTCAATGATTGAAGCCTGGCAGACGCCGCACCAACGAAGCCCAGAATCCCTGAGGTTGGCCTCGATGCTCTCGCATCGTCTACAGATGTCGTTTCCGCTCTGTACACGTTTCTGCGCCATCTTACGCCCACAATAGAGGCACGCCTCGGTGGCGAGCCTGGTATCGGTAGTGCTATTGCTAGTGGATCCATCGGGGTTGAATCCTCTATTGTTATAACGTTTAACACCCCCCGTGCGGTGCCTCCCTTCTATAGCGGGGAGTGACTGTCTTTGGTTAAAAATATTGCCTACACATTTATTTAACTCATGATCCATGGTGTAGCACGAATCTGAGGTTGAACCTGATTGGAGTGCGACCACCTCCGCGGGTGAAGACCCACCAGTGAGAGTATCACCATCGCTTAAGCATAGAATCCCATTCTCATAATTAGATGGTTCGGATCTAATTTCTGCAGTAACTGATTCTAGCTGTCCTTTTTTGCTTTTGTAATGTACTGGAACAAAGGTACGATCGTCCCATGGGATATATTTAAAGTCTTCCCACCGACGCACAAGTTGGTTCCATGTTGGAAATGTCTTCTCGTCAAACCATGCTCCCCAACCTAAATCTGAGAGCATCTTTGTAAGAAGAGATTTCTTCTCATCGAAGATCTCCCTACCATAAAAGAAATATTCTTGTATGGCGGCATTAACAACAGAAACTCCTTGCTCCTGTACGGATACACTCTTAGAGTAAACCCATACGGTAAGCATTTTCTCAATAGATTCCTCATCTATTGGGCACACGTGAGCACCTACAGCTTCTTCATATCGAAACTTGCGCTTGAGAAATGTGGCCTCATATATAGATATAAAAGGAACACTCTCAGCAGTCTTCTCTGCCATCGTATAATCCACACCTATACTTTTAAGTACACGCTGGATACATGTGTGATTAAACCAATCTCTAATTTGTTTATTCACACCCATGATGATGTCATCACCATAAGTCATTGCACTACAGTTATCCTTAAACGTTCTGACCTCCTTGTTAGG